AGATACGACTGCTTTTAATTTACCGCCACAAATTCCCTGAGTATACCAAGTCCACTCGGTGTCTTTTGCTCCTTGAGCAGAAGATCCTGCTGAAGTTTGTCTATAGATGTAAAGAAGTTCACCAGTGTTTCCTACTCTTGGTCCGCGTTCAGTTCCTCTTAATAGAATTGATTGTGCTGTAGAACCAGATATATGAACATCTGAACCCCAGTCCTCAGAGTTTATAATTTTAATTCCTCTGAATTCTGCTCCAGTAATACCTACGAGTTGTCGAAATAGTTGTCCATGTGTTGCACCAGTTATTGTATTTTCAATTACAATTGCATCAACACCCAATTCCCCATTAGTGTCTGGACCTCTAAACCCACTTGCACCCAGTGTAGTACCATCTGTCAGATAAAACCACATTGCATCTTGAATAACTGCGCCGGATATATCATGTGCTGTTGCATAAATTGGTCCCGAAAGACCTGTTCCAGTAACACCCCTATATCCAGTGGTTCCCGCAGGACCAGTAGCACCAGTTGCGCCAGTCGCGCCAGTTGGACCGGTAGGACCTTGCGCCCCCAAGACACCTTGAGTGTCAATAATGTAACTACTTCCGACTACTACCATTAAGTATTAACATCCTATGCTGGGGGGGTTGTTGGTAAGTTCCATAATTTAGAGTTTCCTGCTTCTCCAGTTCCACCCGTCACATATTGACCATCGCAACGAATAAATCTTATAGGTCTTACCTGATATGTATTCTCTGTTCTATTCCTCTTGGCTACTTTAAACATATTTTTTCTTGCGTCAGCATCAAATTTAATCGCCCACGCTACACTTCCCGCAGAAACACCCGTGGTTGAATCATAAACACCTTCTGCTGTGCTACCTCTTATGTCTCTATCACCAACATCGAATGATCCCGTTGATGACCAATACCATCCATCAAATGGTGTTCCACCATTTTTCATAATTTCAATATTTATATTAAACTCACTATCGAACAAACAACTCGAAGCAATATATGAAAGTTCATCATGGCTAGGAATATACCAATCACTTAAGTTTGAAACATTTCCAGTCACACCAGAGGTGATTCCACTAGAGATTAATTGAACAGCATCCGAAGCCGTCAATAAACCGGAAGTTATTCCGGGTCCAAAGTCAGAAGATCGATAATATCCAGAAGCATCGTTTCTGTTTCTATCTAGTGCATTGTTTGCACTTATCATTCTGATTGTGTTATAGAGTCCCCAGTTTCTTCTCCAATATCCATTTGCACTCTGAACTGGTGTAGTTAAAAGTCTTTGTGTGTGTCCATTTCCTCTCGATGTTGCAAAACGACAAGTCGTGAATGTATTAAATGGTATGTTTTTCACGGCACCGGCTGTAACTCCGTTGTTGTACCAGAATCCTTCTTTGTATTGTAGATAATTCTGAGTGTATGAATCTTCTAGATCATCATACTCATCGTTATAGTTGTAGATTGGTCCCCATGCACTTCCTTCATTACTCCAATGAAATCCTACAGTCGCTCCGGGACTATCATTTGGATTAGTCAACACACTACTTCCTGTCACTGCAATTGGGTGCATAGCAGATATAATCAAGTAAGAATCAGATTTCTTAAAGGATGGACTACTATTTCTTAACCTTGTAAACTCTAAACAAGAAGAACCAGTAAACCCATATCCATGATAATCATATTTCGAATTATAATAATCACAGGTATTTCCACTTGCTGGTCCAGTAACTCCTTGCATGAGAGGTTGCCAATTGTTTCCGGTTGCTTTAATATCTGTTCCGAAAGCAGCGGCACCAAAGCATCTAGATCCAAATGGATCGAACATACCAACAACAATTCCACCACCGTAAAGATCACCACGACTCAAGTTCAAGCCGTCAATTGTTGCTAGACACTCTTTACTTTCTTCTGCTGATTTTTTTGTATCAGGACAATCTATTCCCAAGCAAGTAGTCTTATGTCCAGCGTAAATGTCACCAGTTCCTAGACAGTCTGAACCAGAAACATTTTCTTCACATATTCCATTTCCTCTACAGCAGGAACCAGTTCCACCAGAACAAATATTAAACCCTTCTGATGTCTTACACGCAACACCAGAACCCATGAAGAAGTGTCCACGATCTATGCAATCTTCAAATGATGACTGCACACAAGATCCAGATCCATCACAACAAGCACCAATGTCATACTTTATTCCTGCACGACAATGAGTTCTGGTACATCTAGAGTCATCTCCTCCGTAAAGAGAATTTGTTCCAGTCTGATTTCCAAGTTCTGCACAATCATTCGCGGTTATGTTATCGTAACATTTTATGTTTCCTGTAGATTCATCTTCTACGCAACACGACCCTCTACCATAACAAGTATTGATATTTAATCCACTATTTCCTGTGTAACCACATGTGGTTCCTTCACCATAAAAATATCCGTAACATTCTTCTCTATAAGTTGAAACGCAGTTACCAGAACCATCACAACATGCTCCCGTCAAACCCGTTCCTCTACTTCGTGAACTTCCTCTAGAGTCCCTCGATCCATCTTCAGTAAATCCATTACAGATATACATGTCAGTAGTGGTATCAGAAGAACCGTTCCACATAACATAAGTACCCATATAGGACTTATTTGAACCTCCCGCATCATCACCATATTGGTCGATTGTATTTGTGTAAAAATTAATCACATCTGGTTCCCATGTTCCACTGAAACAGGGAATTTCATTGAACGGGAACATTACGTTTGAACTGAATCTTTCTTCGGGAATATTACTTCCAGTAATTCCATATAAAACTAGACTAAATGATAATGCTTCCTTCCGCTCATCAGCGGAAGGAACATCTAAAATTTCAAAACTCATTGGAACCCAACCAGTAACACCACCATTTGCATCAGTTAGAGTAGTTCTGTCGATTCCTGCTCCATGTATTCCGTGTGCGTTGACAATAAAAGTTTTCGCATCTCTTGGATCTATGGTTGCTTTGAATGCAGTTAATCCATTTACACTTCCATCTGCAACTATACCACCTGAAGGATATGTTAATTGTTTAGTTTCTTCTGTGAAATTCTTTGTTCTAAAATCTAAACGACCGTTATTAGCGATATAGATGCTTGCGTTAGCATCAAATGTTGCACCACTAATTCCAACCAAATGTCCAGTTGGTCCGGGTGGTCCGGTAAATCCTACCAACTGTCCAATTTCTGCACCATCTCCGCTATCTCCGGTTACATTAATATATCCGAATCTTCCTCTATTATATGTGATAAAAATACTACCACTAGCAAAGTTTAGAGAAGGTTCATTTCGAACTGTAACAGAACCATCACCAGTTGCTCGTATTGATCGTAATTTTATTGTATTATGACTTGTCTTTTCTTGAAAAACTGTCACACCACGAACAGTAGCGTCTGAGGTATTTCCGCCTCTCAACTCCACAAATGTTCCACCGTCTGGACCTATTATTGTACCAGTGCTGGTGAAGGTTTCATATGTTCCATCATGTTTCTGGAATGTCGTAACAAGATATTTGTCTGAGTTTAAGGTGATTCCAACAATACTTGAACCAGTGGTTCCTGTGGGACCAGTACCAGATGGTCCTATAGCACCTGTTGTACCAACGACTCCACTTAGTCCAACTGCACCAGTTGGACCTGTGTTTCCAGAAACAACAAAGAAACTACTTCCTACTACCATGCATCATCCAATCACTTTAGATTTTAAAGTGGCAACATCTGCTTTTAAAGTTTTTATATCTGATATGAGATCATCTATCGTTGTATTTTCTGTTGCACTTGATGCTGTTAATTTACCAGTTACATTTAAATTCGTCACTGTTAAATTCTGAGGAATTGTAACTCCCACTTGACTTGAAACTTTAATATATGGTATGTGACTTACTTTGGAGAATTTCCCACTCGAATCTTTTACTGATTCTTTTCTTATAGAATATTTTGGAGTATAGGCATATTTGACATTAGACGAAGAAACAACCACACTTCTTCCTCCAATGACTGCATCTCCCGTTTTAAATTTATTGTCTCCGGGATTCACTTCTATTGTAATAATATTCTTTGTGAGATCTATCGATTTTGCAGTAGAAGAAGCACTGGTAGTAGATGACAAAGTTTGCGATAATGATTGTCCACTATCCGCTAAATTTGCTGGAGTCGCAGAAGATAAGGTAATTTCATACTCTGCACCATATTGTTCTCCAACGAGATCATAATATTCTGGGTATGTTGTAGTGCTTATTGCTGTTGTTTCATCGGCTCTTACATAACCATTTGCTTCCATAGTGCTAGTATTTGTTCCCTCTGGAACATACACCAATGATCCAACCGTACCACTGCTTACGTCTTGAGCAGCGATTGCTCCACCGACAGCATAACCAATATAATTATTTACAATTGCATTATAATTTCCGAGTGTTGCACCAGTTAAAACTGGTTTAGCAATATGTCCAACTGTTAGTGGTGCGATATTCGTTAACATACCTGCGGTTGCAGAACTTAAGAAGAAAACATCATTACCACCACTCGCACCAGAGATGGAAAGTGGATCATAATGAATCTTACTCATTGGGTAATTAACTTGTCCATACATTACAACATTCGCAATATTACCCTCTGCTGATTCAATTACACCAAAGACTTCAGAAGTCTCTGCATTGCTGGCTATAGAAGTAGTAAATTTACCTTCACTTGCACTACCAACTCTTGCATCATAAAATACTACATCACCAACCGTAACACCCTGAGCATCACCAATTTCTGATTTCCACGTTCCGGCACCACCCTGTCCACCAGAAAATCCACCCAAAGAAATGGGAACAATCAACCTAGCACCTACACTGTTAAAATTATTAACAGTTACATTTCCTGAAAGGTTTGAACTATTTGATCCGCAATTGTCAGCCATTTCTTACTCCTAGAGGTTGTTGTTTAAGTCCGAATCTGCAACATAGTGTAGTGAGATATTATCAAGTAGTGCTGAGCCACCACCAACACTTATTCTCATTCCGTGTTTTTTAGGCGTAACCGACATACTACTAGTTCCAATCGGAGAGACTCTTGTTTCATCCAGATAACCTTTTGTACCAGAAGTTAATCTAACATCTTTACAGGCGGTTCGATTGAATGCTTCACCTGTTGTTCCGCTCTTAGGAGAATAGAAATTAACCGTTGGATCATCTCTCATTTCAACCGGGAATCTGTGATAATAATCTCTCGATTGAGGAACCATCCAATCTACCACACTGGGATCTGGTAAACATGCAGACATCATCGTTTGTTGTCTATTCTTAATAGTTCTACCATAACTACGTTGATAGTATCTGCTGCATTTCTCCAACTCTTCTGTTTTATCAACTGGTTCGAATCGAGTCATATTTCCGCCTCGCTCGAATTTAACCTGAGCCAGATCAACATTTACTGCGTTTGCTTTTGTTAAATCAAAACCAATGGCACAATAATGTTGTCCTGATGGACTTGCGGAATGTGTTGAATTATCATATAGTCCCGGAATATTAAATGTAACCGAATATCTCTTCCATGAACTTGTAAGAGAGATACCATTCTCTATAACATTTGTGATAATTTGTTTACTAGAATCCCCTGCATAATTTTGTGTGTACTTAATACCAAGTGTCTTACCAGCGGATGCACATTTTGCAAAGAACGAAAATGTTGTCAATTCATCATTGAATGTTCTGACATCTTCGATTCTGTTTTCAATATAAACATAATCACTAGCGGCGGCACTGAGTCCATGATTTGCTCGCACATAATACTTTGGATTTCCCTCTACCGCTGTTTGATTTGTTGCAAATTCTTTTCTTTGTAAGGACACAGCAGCAGTAGCACCGGCAGAAGTAATTCCATCCACTCTAACCCAACGATCAGCAAAGTAAATACTTCCAGTTGTTCCATACGCAGTATCGGTTGCGACTCCTCTTTGCCATATATCGAAACCACCATTAATTAGTGTGTTTTCTCCTATTCCACCACCAGCAGTTCCTCCTGCTCCTTGGGCATTTGATCTTGCACTTCCAGTTTGAGTGCTAGAAAATGGAATGTGAGTCTGATCTACACCTTGTTGATTTACAACAACTGCTCTATTTGCACCACCTCTACTAAACACAAAGGCAAATTGTTTATATACTGATCCGGGAGTCGGAGTAAGTTTACCGTTTGCACCTAAGAATAAAGGTCCTGTTTCAGTTATAGATGAATCTAAATCATTTAAATAACCAGAAGTTTGTATTTCAATTATTTGATTTGTTATATTTCTAACTACAATACCAACTGCGTCATGTGCAGTAGAATCTTCGGATGAACACCTGAACCAACCACCATATACTTCTCTATCACCATAATCTCCACTGTCAAAATCTGTTGTAGATGCATCAGGATTAAATCCAACAATGTCTCCAACAACAATATCAGAATGACTAGTATCTCCGAGATCTACTATATTTTTATTCGTATCACCGGGTCCAGTATCTCCTGTATTGCTTGTGAGCAACTGTCCTCTATAACCGAGAACCGAACCGAATGTTGTACCCATAGCCATAAACAATGGTTTTGAAACTTGTCCAGAAACTTCGGGTTCACTCGCACTCAAACAACCACTAAGTCCGGGATGGAGGAAATATACATTTCCAGCAGTTACACTGATCTCGGAAGTAAACGGCGATGCATCTACTCTAAATCTATTTGCAAATAATGTTGGATGTCCGATCTTACCTGCAACAGTAACTTCGGCATAGTCTGTGTTAATACCAGAAATTAATCCTAAAACTTCTGAATTGCACGCACTATCCGCTTGGGCTTTGAATAGTCCCATTGTAGCGCCTGTACCAGAATGAAAAATCGAATCACCACTAACACCACCAGTAGCACCTGTAAATATCGAGACTCTTCCGACATAAACAGGCATACCAAATGTTAAACCAGTACGAGTCCAACCAGATGGTCCGGGGAATGATGCATATGAATCTTTACTACCATATATTCTCATTTTCACGGAGGAGGTTTCAGATTTACCAAAATCATAATTTACAATACCATTTACTGTAATATCATTCTGAAAAGTAATTCCCTTTGGAATCGAATCACTAATGGTGACTCTCATCACACCAGCAGCAACATCACCTTCTGCACCACCGTCATTAGAACCTGTGGTTCCGACAACAACATTAATACCTTCTCCCGAGAGTCCGTCATAGACTTTCAGAAGATTTAATTTTGCAATGACTTCGTTATTTTCTTTCGATACCCAATCATAAAATGAGGTATTGTCGGTTAACGATTGTATCTGATGTTTATTGTCGTTTACATCTGCCATGATTTTTCCTTTTACCCATTATAGAATATATATCAAGACCATTTAAGTATTAATAGATTATTCATATATCTAACTTCATTTGTGGTATGATTTATTTTTAAAACTGGTCCAAAACCCGGAGTTCCAAGACTACTACTAAATGCGTCGGTGAAATATACTCTATAACGATCTGCGCCTCCTGTATTTATATTATATGTTCCGCCTTCGGCTTCATCATTAAGAGATATATCAGTAGCACCGTTGGGATTTTCCCACCCGTTACAAATTTCATCTTGACATGAACTCACAACTTCATATGCAGTATTCAATCCTACTGTAGTCGTACCAGAACCACCCTTGGGCACGGTAATATTAAATTCTTCATCTGATTGAATCCAATATTTTAAACCATTTCTGTAATCTGGATCGGTAGTATCAACATCATATAATTCTGTTAGATACCATCCGGGATTGAATTTAATTGAAATATTACCACCAGTGTCAGTCACTGAAACTTGTCTTGATGCCCAAGTTCCCTCTGTACCACCATAGTTTGGATCTGAAATTGCGAATGGATATAATGGACAAACCCCTCTCCAACCCGGAGCAGAAATTGCTGTATTTCCCAAACCTGCCGCTTCTCCTTCACCCAATCCTCTTGTGGATGCATCTAAGTTTTGATCCGATCCCGGAACAAGATTGTCCCACAAAGAAGATACACTGGAAGTTATCCAGTTGTGCATCATCGTAATCGTCAAAGTTTGTTGAAGATAAAATCTATCTTGAATTTCATTTAATTCTGCTGCCTGAAGAGGGAATCCGGGACGAAAGCCACTAAGAACGTAATTGCTAGGAGATCCAAGTTGTGGTGCTTGTGTAGATGATGGGTTAATCTCATGATCATGTGTTCTTGATCTATATGGTGTACCAGAAAATGGCCAGTGGGCATCCCTATCAAATGGTAACAATTGATTGCTATTAATAGCCATTATTTTATCTCCTTGTTATTCAGAAACATTTAGTCACTCTCATTCTCACCACACTATTTTGACCATGTGGAGGCATTTGAAAATTCAATCCTGTTCCAGTATGAATTATTTTTCCTGTATCTACGACGGGACTTACTTCTTTTGCTGTTACCAGATTTATAGTACCTGTATCAGATTGATTGACTAGTCTTGTAAGTGCAGATATCTCTGTTCTATCAGCAGAATCTTTTCTTCTTGATTGGGGATATACTTCCAGTCGAGTAGTTGTAGCATTTACTTTCTCTACCGATGAGATTTTCATCTCTCCTTTAGTGGCACCAATTTTACTTTGAGTCTGTACTTTTGATTTATCACTAGAAGTACCAACTTTTCCTGAATCAGTAGATTCATATGAAGAACCAAAGGCGGCCGCCGCCTGACTCACCAATTTAGCAACAGTTATCTTGTGAGTTGCTCGTTGGAAAGATGAAACTCCAGTGGGTGTTGTTGATCCGATTGGTGTAGTGTTTCCGTTTGCATCAATTTGTTTTGCATTTTTAGAAAATCCAAAAAATTCAAAATTCGATTGAGTTGTGACATTTTTAATTTCATCTGTTGTCATTGAGATATTAAACATAACACAATGTGCATTTAATATTTCTTGAGGATTTATTACATTATCTACTGTTTCAAAATTCAAAGTTATTTTACTTGCAATATTGAAATCACCATCTGAATTATTGAGAGTGGATATGAGATGATCTCTATACCCCTCGCCTCTGTTCGATATAGTCACACCATGAACCATATGATTGTTCGATGCATCTTTTGTTGTGAGTAGTTTTACCACTACACCTGTTCCACTACTTGAAGTTATTGTCACTTCGGGATTTGCAGAACTTACTATTTTTTGTCTTCCCGTCACTCCATTTAAATCTATAGTGGCACTCAATAGTGAACCATCTTTTATTAGGGAACTTATATTTGCTTGAGTTTTTGCATTGTCTGCACTACTAAAGTTATTAGAATTTTTAATTGTTGCAATACGATCCACCGGAGTTTTACTGCAAGGACATTTAGTTACGGAACACGGATGACAACTTCCAGTAGAACCAGTACCACCTGCAATGAAAGAATAATCCAAATCTAATCTACCAGAAAGTTCAATACACTCATAACATTTAGTATTCAACGATTGATATAAATCACCAGCATCATATGTCAAACCAGAAACAGTATCTGTCCATGAATTTCTATGGAAAAGACAGCATGAACCACACTGTGTTTTGGAAGATCCACAAAAACGAGTTGCATTTGAATCTAAAGTTGCACTTTTTGATATGTCAACTCCGGGAATCTCAGGTCCTAATTTAGCATCACCGACAGCGGCAGGAACAGGAAGATATTTTGAAGTTAGAAAATCAGTTAATTTCCAATCGACTTTATATAATACCAACCATGTATAACCATCTGGATATGTTTTATAACCTTCACTGTGGGAAGGTGCAGATGAAGATACTACTCTACCACGAAGATCATACCTATTATCAACATTATCACCTACACACAAATATACCGTTTTATTTGTCTTGTTGTAAACATAACACTGCTCTTCTCCACTTGGTTGACCGGAAGATTGATAATGAAAGTATGCTCTATTATTCTTATAATCATATCTGTCAACAACCATTTGAATTTCGCTATTTTTAACAGTTCTGAAAAAACTAGTGTGTTCTGAAACAGCAGTTTGGACATTTGGTGAATCTAAATTAGCAGTTGTATCAACCTGAGATGGATCATCTCCACCCATGAATATGGTATAAAACCCACCAGACTCAGTATTGAAGTTTCTAACAAAACTGTCTGCTGCGGTTCGGGATAATGCTTTGGAAATTGATGTTGCCATTTAAAAATAAACCCTTTTTAGTATATCTTATGTATACAAATCATTAACAACTCAGACTTTCTGTGCATGAAGTTATTCCATGATTTGGACTAGTAGAACCAGCAGGAGGACAGAGGTAGTAGAAGTCTCCGATTTTAATATCGCCTATTTGATTTCCTTCAGATCCTGTGATACCATCTATCGTCCAATATGGATAATGATGAGTTGGTATTTGATTTGGATTTGCAGTTATTCCAGTATGAATCCACTGTTCGCTTGCAGGTCCATCCCCCCAAACAGCGTCACTTGTTGGACCCCCATATGTGATTCCGTTGATAGGATCGGACATATAGTAGAATATTGATTGTATTGTTTCATCATACGAATGACTAGCATAATATGTGTCATATCCAGCAGTAGATCCAAATCCATTTGTACCACAACCACTACAACCATTAATCGAAGTTAAATCGTTCATCTTATATGGATAGTAATTTCCCAGTATAGCATTTTCACAAATTACCACATCTGTATCATCTGGTTGTTCTGGAATAAAATCAGTGATGACTCTCTCGTACACCACCTTCAATCCCGCAGGGTGAACTAAATCTTGATAAACATCTCTATATAAAGGATCACCCGACTGATCCGAATTTACACCGAGTTCAGTTGATAATAAATATGAATAATTATGAAACCAAGTATTGTCCTGTAGAATCGAATGGTTTAGATAACTGCCCCCGAGGTTTCCGAGATCTTCATATTCTCCGGTGAGGCTTTCTTCTGATGCAGCCCAACCAGAAAATCTGCCTCCATTTAATCGAAGAATATATTTCTTAGGATAGTCAATTTCAACATTTTCAGTTACATTATAAAGAACTTGAAAGAAGTATCGAACTGCTTCTTCTGTTGTTTTCTTTTGATATAAATTTTGTCTAACACCTTTAATGAATTCTCTTGTGTCTTCTTCGAGAATCCCATAACATTCACTGGAGTCCTCACATGGATTTTCACTATCGAAGCAACATGGTGGATATGGAGCAACTCCCACCATATCTGCCGGAAAATCAGAAGCATATGAATATGTGTAATGGGAAAGAAGATTAAGAGGAAGTTCATCAATGTCTATTAAAGTTTTAAACCCAACATCAAGTAAATATCCGCTATACTCACTATATAACCAATCATAATATGTTTGAATAAAATCTACAAAAAATGAGTCTTTCGAATCGTGTCTGTCTCTAATCCACATTGGGACTTGATCAAAAATATCATAGTTACTTGAAACTCCACTAAGATCGCTATACAATGAACGGAATTCATCATCTCTCTGACGAGACTTGAACTCTTCATTTACATCAGTCTTGTTGTTGAATAAGGAACCATAAAACATTAGAATTACTCAGAAGACAGGGTTAAATCGAAATCTATATTTAATACAGTATTATTCATTGCTTTAATTTCATTAACATTTTTCGTTCTAATGATTAACGTGAAACTTTCGTTAAAGAACGGATCAACTGTAATGATTCCTCTTGTATAATCAACAGAACCCACCGTACCAAGGGATCGTTTAAGTCCACCTTGGTAGTTGAATGCTCTTAATATGGAACCAGAACTTTCAATGAAAACATTATCACCAATATTGGTGCTACCTATACTTGTTGATGTGATAGGAATACCACCCGAAGTATCGGATTCAATTTCATTATAAAGAGAGATGGTTGTTTTAGATTCTGAAGGATTTAAAGTTTTTCTCAATCTAACATTAGTTTGCGATAAGTCAAAAGAAGAAAAGGCAGGATCCAATGACATTATTCCACTCAAAGCCTTATTTAAATTGAAAGTGTTGTCGAATTTTACTTGATTGTAATTAGTATTAACATACTTTTCAATTATGTTTCTTAATTGAGATTCTGTTCTATTCGAAACTCCTGACTTATATTGAACATTCATGTCAACATAAGTTGTAAACGCTGCTGCTGGAACAAATTCAGGTAAAATACTAATACACATCTTATCTTTTAATTTGTTTATTGCACTCTTTGCATCATCTACTGGAACATCAACGCCTAAATCATTTATAATTGAAACAAAAACTCTACCGTATTGGGGAGGAACCATTTCTTCTCCACCCCAGACTGAAGTTTTTTCTGGATCATACCCTAAAGTACCAAGAACAGATTTACAATCATTTTTTGTCACTGCTCTATCTTGTGCTGCAAACCATTTTGGAGCAAAAAACTTAATCGAGTCTAAATCAGGATTGTTATTTCCTTCAGATGACATTTTTCGAGTGATAATATTATGATTGGTACTCAAAACTGTATTTGTTTGATATAAATTTTGAGTGACAAAAGAACCAACATTATTTCCGTTTTCCCCACTACTCACCAAGTAAGTTATTTTGATAATATCACCTTCATCGACATTTGCTCCGCTCTGTTCGGTTGTTCCCGAAGCAGACAATCCTCCAAATACAACATAAAATCCTAAATCACTTCTCTCCAACCAATACACCTTTGATGTGTCAGTAATATTTGAAGCAATATTCGAAGAAAGAGACCATTCCACACCTTCAACTTCTACAGTGATTGTTGAAATATCAATATCAAGTCCACTTAAAAATATTTTTTGTCCTGTATCTGAATCTACATTTGTTTCAGTAACTACTAGATTCTTACCTTCATAGACTTCAAATATTGCATCTCCTTGATCATTTAATTCATAATTCTCTAATGTGTAGAATATGAAAGAAGAACCGTTTTCATTTTTTCCAATAAATGATGAATATTTTGGTATTGTATTGTATGCACCACCTTTGTCTATTTTTATTTCTGCTACAGCAGAACTATATCCCGGAACAACATAACCGAGAGGTTTTACAAGTGATATAATAGACTCTACTTTTTGTGCAGTATCTAAGAAAATTTCATTTGCTACCATATTCGCATAAAATCCATAATATAGAGTGTTATATGATAGAATATCAAGTAAAGAATTAAGAGCAGAACCCTCAAAGTTATAATCCTTTATCGAAGAAGCAGATGTACTTCTCTCATTCTTTATGAAATCAATTATACTTTGCTTAATCTCTTCATGATCAAGATTTCCTAATTGTATATTCTTAGCCATCTATATTCCTCTATCTGATCTTCTGGATTGAAATTGACAATGAATCTGGTTGGGGATTTTCTTCAGTGAGTGAAACAATAAAATAATGAATTGTAATGGAAAGTTCATTTGAGTCTATTCCGTCTTCATTAAAGTCCACTGAATCAAAAAATGCTCTTGGTTCATACGCATCAATATGTTCTTCTATATCTCTGCTCAAAATAGGAAGTAGAAGAATATCATTATTTTCAAACAATAAATCATGTAATCCTATTCCAAAATTTCTATCAAATTTTCTCTCTCCCTTTCGAGTCAATATTAAGTTTCTTATAGATTGTCGTACCGAATTTGCTTCTTTCTTTAATGAAACATCTGAAGTAAATTCATTTTTAGAAAAATCTAT